CATAGTTGATCTGTTAGTTGATCTGTATCAAGGCCGCTTGAAATAACTGAACTTCCTACGTAAAGGCGTCCGTAGGCAATTGGGACTGGAGTCCCAACTTGGCCTGTATTTGTTATTCCGCTAAAACTGAACGATTGCAATGTATTTGCCTGCTTCATATCAGGAAAACCAGGTTGCGGCGAGATCAATTCCGAGACTCCACTAAGAACCAAAGAAGCACCAATCATGCTGATTCCTGAGCCGAGAGCTGTCCCAACTGCTGTCATCGTTGTTGATCCCCACGTCATTGCATTTGCTCCAAACATTCCAGCCCCAGGGAAGACGAATGAAGCTCCAATCAAAGCAGCCCCAAGGAAAATCATTCCCCAACCTCCTTTTCCCGCACCCATTACGACAGGAGCAATGCTGAAAACATCTCGGTCACTCCACGGATAGCCAAGCACTTCTGCATTTTCTGGGCCAACCCTTTCTTTTCCTACATTCACCCTGTAGCCAACACCATCTTTTTCGCTGTCAATAATCCATTTTTCCAAGCCAGGAAAATTAGCAATCAAAGCCCTTAATGCTTCAGCAGGCGTTTCAACATCGAATTCAAATCGGCTTTGTCCAAGACGCTTTTTTAATGCGCCGTAAACCTTAACGACTTTCATGGCGCAAACAAGCAGCGGTCGCCTTGTAATAATAACCGCCGTACACATCTCGACTTGAGAGCCTGCCTTGAACGTGATGCAAGATCAATTGAGATCCCAGATAAATTGCTGCATGATTTGGAACAGGTGATTCAATACACATCAAGATTGCATCTCCATATTCCAATTCAGATAATTTCTCTGGTGCTATTTCGTGGAAACCTTCTTTTTTGAAATTCTCCAAGTAAAGGTTTTCACCTTTGTGCCACCAATCATCTCTTCGTTCATAATCTTTTAAATCCAATCCAAATTCTTTTTTATACCAATCTCGACAAAGCGAATAACAATCAATTAAACCGTGTGAAAACTCTCTCCCGACAAACGGAAGTTCTAGTCCAGCAGGCTTGTACTCGCCCCATAATTCTGTTTGAGGATTAACGATAAACCACGGAACTTTTGACTTTTCACACGCGACTTTATCAGCCATTGATGGAGCATGATTCGTTCCTGGATGACTGTGAATTATTGCTGTGATTTCTCCTTTGTCTTCGGCTGCAATGTAATCGTCTGGATTAAGGATGAAATGTCCTGTTGGATCTTCAGCCAGATTTTTACAAGGGAAATAATGATTCCGACCTTTTACAACATGAACAATTCCGACAGCCTCTTTTGGGAATTCTTCTTTTGCATGTGACAAGGCTGCTTCCTTAATCGTTTTCGAAAGTTTCATCTTGTTCTTCCTGCTGTGGGGAATGAGCCAAAAGGCAACGGAGCATTAGCCCCAAATCTGAGTTTGCATGAGTCAAGACGTTTTCCACATTTATCTTCTGCAAGTGAGCTGACAGATTGATCGTCTTTATCCCAATAAGTTGAACCTGTATAAGAACATTCACTCGAACGATACTTCCATTGGCAAATATTTCCTACAAGCTGACGTTGAGGAACTTTCCTCCCAGGAAGATCAAGGCGACTTGCTAATTCAAAAGTGACGGCTTGTCTGTTTTCTGATGCCTTTCTGTCTACAAACCAGATTTCTATCGGCCATTGTGCGTTTGGGTCTGCAGTTGATTCTCCATCTAAAAACTTCTTGAGAGTTCTAATTCGTCTGACCTCAGCTCCTCCTAAATCATTCCCCGTATTGAAGGCGTTGATATCTGCCAAAATGCTTGTCATTGTTAAATCGAGATTTGCAACAGTCAGAGTTGGACGAGGAAGCGTTCCTGACGTTGTGAAGTCAAAGCCGTCTGCTTTTATAGGAAAACGAGTGTATGTATTCCCTTGCCAAACAACATTCCCTGCGACATTTGCACTTAAACCGTCATGCCATCGGACTGGACTTGCAACGGCTGTTCCATGTATTGCAGAATCTAAATGGAGTTCAAACAATTCAATAACTGCGGTTGCTGCAAGAACGGAAATATCTTCATAAACACTGCTGATTGCTTGCCAAGTAACGCCGCCATCTACAAGAGTTGATCCAATGTCAGTAGGCCAATCGGGTTCACTAGAAGCAGAAGTTCCCGCGCTTGTTACACGGAAAAATAAACCTGTAACTTGAGCCGATGTTGCTCGGCGAATATTTCCAACGGTGTAGGCGGTACTTGCCGCCCATGCTGCTACTGCCATTTAAGGTTCGAAAATTTGACGGAATGTCGCTCTGATTGAAGCTCGATTTTTATATGAGATTGTTTTACTCCAGGAATCACAGAAAAATTTTCCGGCTGATTCACCTGGAGGAGTCCAATCGAATGCATCAGCATCAGCAGCTCGAGCATCAAGAAAGGCTTCCACAGTGTCAGCATCACTTTCCGACAAGTTCGGGAAAGTCAGGTCGTAAGTCTTGCGGTTTGTATTCAATCCTTCTGTGAATCTTTTTTCGTATCCATCACCAAACTGAATTCTTCTGACTTTTGGAACACTGTTCTTTGTCAGGTTATAAGCCGGATTTATAGAAGGGAAGGTCGTCATTTAAGGAAGCACTGCTAAAAGTCCACCTGGACGTTTTTGTTTGATGATCTCTTGCTGGATCGCCATTCCGAGCATAGTTCCAAGCTCTTTAGATGTATCGGAATCTCCCTCCGCAGATGTTCCACTTGCGTCAACATTTACAGAAACATTGACTCCACCTGCTCCATTAGGAACGATCGTTCCAGATTTTCCAGGAACAAAAACTTCTGGTCCTTTTTCTCCTACAACATAGGATTTTCCTCCACTAACAGGGCCTCCTGCAGCTTTCTTTCCTCCAAAACCTAAGAATTTTCCAATCGAAGATCCTCCAAAAGCACCGCTCAACATCATGTTGATACCGGCATCAAGAAGCATGTCAGAGATTTTATTCAGCACGTTGCTCAACGCTTGACTGAGAGTTTGTGTTCCTTTGATCAGACCTTTAATTGCTCCGTGAACACTTTCACCAATTGTTTGCCCTATCTCTGTCCATAGCTGTTTCATTTCCCGTTGCTGTTCTTGGATCCTTTCGTTCAAAGTAATTTCTTCCTTCTTCTGTTTTTTCTTTTCTTTTTGTTCAGGTGTTTCTGTAAAGAAACCTCCAACGGCTTGTCCTATTTGTTCTCCAACTCCGGTGACTTGCCTGACTGCCCATTTCATCCATTCAGGCAATCCCTCCCAGAAAGCTTTGATTCTTCGATCAAGATCCGCGAATGCTTCATCGAAAGGCATTGTGATTGAAGCCGCGAATTTTCCAACACCTTCAGCCAGCCCTTCGATAAATCTGTATGTTTTGTCGAAGCCAACTTCCATTGCCTTCATCAAAGCAAACCAGTCTTCTGTTGCCTTTTGCATTCCACCGGCCATATCAATACCCCAACCTTTTGCAATTCCGGCAATAGCTACACCAATCGCTCTAAATGGAAATAGTGCGATTTTTACAGCGGCGGCAAGTGTCTCAAACGTGACGGCAACCGCTTTGATTGTGAGTTTTAAAATCTCACCCATTTCACTTCCATCAGAAAATAAATTCTGAATTGAAACCGTCAATCGTTTAACGGAACCGTTAATCGTATCGTTTGCGAGCCAGGCCGCTCGCGCTGCAGCTCCTTGGGCCTTTTCTTGCTTTTCTATAAGTTCCGCATACCGTTCCATATTGTTCAGAACCGGTTGCATCGTTTGAATTGCTTCTTGTCCAAAGATTGCAATTTGATCTCCAACATCTAAACCCTCTAGTTTTTTGAGGGTTTTTAACATGCCGTCTTGCGCCAATGTCGTCGCGTTTATTTCTATCCCTAAACGTTTGAAATGTTTCTGTGCTCGTGGTCCAGCGAGTCGAGACAAGGATGCTTTTAATCCAGTAAATGCGACTTCAGCATTTACACCAGTTGCGGTTGCCAATGCCATCGCAGCATTGATTTCTGTTAGCGGAACTTTTAATCCAGCAGCAACAGAAGCGACCTTACCGATGCCAGCCGCATATTCCGCAACGATAATTTTGCCGTCGTTCTGTGTCTGAATGAATTGGTCAACCAAAAGACTTGCTTCTGCTGCTGATTTCCCGTAAGCATTTAGAACACTGGTTGTTGCATTTCCAACGGTGTTCAGATCACTGAATCCACCGGTTGCACCCAAACTTGCAGCTTTCAAAACCATCGCAGTATCGGCTGCCTTTGTGAATCCTGCGGATGCAACGTCATAAGCCGCGCCAGTTAGTTCGGCAACGCTTCTCGCACCGTGTAGTTCTTGCGTGACGAGTTTTAATCGTTTGACTAATTCTTCTGAATTTGTGCCAAGACTTTCAACTTTTGCCTCTCCAAATTCCTGATTGCTAAGTGTGGAAAAAGCTGCTGTTAGTCCTGAAACAACGGAAGTAATTCCAATTAAAGGCAAAAAGGCTGTCGCCATTGACGCGCCTAATGCTTTAACTCCTGCTCTTGTTACTCCAACCGATTTTGCTAGTTTTTTCGTGGCTGCGTTGATCCGCTGAAGCGGGTTGGTCGCTCTATCCCGAATTCTTAGTTCTACATTTGAATATGCGCCGGCCATTTTTTATACCAATTCCTCCAATTCTACTGATGACTTCTTCTCAAGGATAAAGGCAACTAGTTTGGCTTTCGAATAATGCGAAGTAGTTGGAACTAATTTTCTCAATTTGCTGTTAGATAATCCCATTAGTCGAAAACGAAGAAGTCTTCTCCCTTTCATTGGAGGAGGATCGCGATAGACAAAAAGGCTGCCTATTCCGTCAAGAAGATTCTGGAGGAATGAGAAGAATCCCTTTCGCGGTGTAATGGACACATCCGTCTGGCAAGATCTCTTCTTGAGATTGTCTCGTATACCAACGAGACCTGCAAACAATACAGAATCTTCTTCTAACTCTGTATCCGTTCAAAGCGATGTTGCTAGTCACAACTTTTATTCCGTAGTTGTCGCAGAATGGGCACAGTCGAGATGAAAGTTTAGTCCTCATGTATGAAGGTTCTGAATCGTGGGCAAAATGGATGGTTGTTCAACTCACACTTGAACAACAGTTATTCCTCGAAGCGGGTTCAAGAGAACTTCGTAAGGAGAAAGAATTGGATGAACTGAAGGAGATCGCTGTCGGTCTTTTAAAACAAAATCAAATCCAGAATCAGTTCATTCGTCAATGTATAGACAAGATTTCTGAACTCGAGGCGGTCAACGTCTGCAATGAAATCAAAGAAGAACGCCCCAAGTCAATTTTCGAACGGATTAGTTCGCGGTTTAGAACGGAAGCTCCTTCGCAATCTTCTTAGGATTGATATTTCCAAAGTCTCCAAAGTCTCCCGTTTTTCCTTTGGCATTTAGGTAAACACCTTCGACTTCTATTTCTTTCTTGTTTTCAAAATCCCAAACCTTCCCTGTTTTGACTTTGTTTGGATCATCTCTCAAGGTCATCAAGTGATTCGATAAATCAAGGATTGACTCAATTGGAATGAAAACAGATAAAGCCTTTGGATTGATATCAGCATCATCGAAGTTGTTTTCACCAACTGACCATTTGATCGGTCTAGTGAAAGCAGGTTCGAAAGGAGTGTTGTAGTCAGGCATTGTCTTGGAGAAAAGTAGAAATAAGTTTGTTTAGAAGTTGATTAGGAACAAGCTGATGTTCCTCGCAGTAATCACGTAATTTTTCCGCGTCCTTATCGCTTGTTTTTACTTGAAAGAGATTTCGATTGTAGAAACGAGTCCCAACAGAACCTTTTCCTGTTCGTCCTCTGAGTTGATTACGAACTTCTTTTGCTGCATTTTCAGCGCTGTCTGTTGCCATAGATCGGTACATCAGGTCGTTGAGAAGATGCGACATAATCAGCAGGGATTAGGTGGGTTTGTAAGACCCAAGACCTAAAAGACGTTCAAGGACTGCTCCATGAACCGAGGTCTGGATATGGTCCGGAGTGATCGCCTCTGAAGTAATGTTGCACTCTTTCCGAAAAGTCTCCAAAGCACTTTTCTTTGTGCCTGGATCCAATGTTCGGAGTTGTCCAACAATACGTTCTTTGCTTTGGGGATCAATCCAAGATCCGTTGTTTTGTGGATTTGTAGCAGGCTCTTGAGAAATTGTTTTCTCTTTGTCGGGTTTCGTAGGAGTTCTACTGATTCCCTTCTTTTTTGTAGCCTCGTTCAAACTCATCGCATCGTCATCCTCTTCTGATCCGATTCCATAAATCGCGCCTAACGCATATCGGCGCGAATAAGTAATTCCCGTTCCTAGCGCGTGCCAGATATTTCCTCGAGAAGATTTCTCGATATCGGGCAGCGCTAATTTGCTTTCGATTTGTTCTGTACCGAAAAATACTGTGGTGACTAAAACAGTCAAAACACCATTTTCAAGAGGAACATATTCGAAAGTTTGGGAATGAGTGATCCCGAGATCAAGAGCAGGTTGAAGAGCCTCCAGGAGATCTTCAAGCGTTGCGTACTTCCGTACTTTGTTCCCACGATCTTGAGCGGATCCGGTTTTCTTTGCGGTTTTGACGATGGATTGGAAAGCCGCAAGAGCTTCCGCAAGGCTCTTTGG